TTTTACTGGCCGCTCTTCGGTTACCCGGGATTCACCTTCGACAGCCAGAAACCAGGTGTGACCCGTTTTATCAACAACGCCATTTTTTTTGAGCTCCCACAGTTCGTTGAGAACTTCTTCACGGCTGATATCAATTCGTGCCGCCAGTTCAACAGAATTGGCTTTTCCCATCGCTTTCAGTGCATGTAATACGGTTTCCATCGAAAATTCACCTCGTTAAAAATTCTCACATACCCTGACGTCCAACGTTTGACCGCCAGCTCTCCCAGTTAAAATTCACCCAACGACCACCGTTCATGGTCATCCGGTCCATAATCCTCTCACCAAGAAGCGTGCTCATTGCGGCATGATTCAGGTTTGTCAGCATCCCGACACTGCGCAGTGATGCCGTCCGGCGGTCAACAATCTGGTGCAGTACCACCTGCTCGTTTTTCGTCTCACGCTGGATGCCAATTTCGTCAAGAACCAGGAGGTCCACTTCGCACAGTTCACGCAAAAATTTTTCGCCTGACTGCCCGTCGTCATAGCTGGCGTGCAGGGCGCTCATAACATCAGCCACGGTAACCACAATCACTGTCTGACCGTCTTTCAGCAGGCGATTCCCGATAGCTGCCGCTAAGTGATTCTTCCCGGTACCAGGTTTTCCGCTGAACGCAAAATTTGTATACCCGGTCATCAGTTCATCAGCGATGGATTTCGCCTGGCTTAACGCGTATCGCTGGCCGTCGTTCTGCACCTGGTAATTCGCAAACGAGCATTTACGGTGCAACGGCTGGATGCCAGAGCGATTCAGAATTTTTTCCACCCGCAACTGACGATTCAGACGGTTGATCTCCTCGCAACGTTTCTGGCCTTCAGTAAGTTGCCACTCACGCCACTCCGCAACCGTTCTGAATGGGGCGGTTACATGTGGTGGGGTCAGTCTGCGGATACGCTCCAGAACGCCGCCTGTCGCAATATTTTTCATGGTCTGTTACCCCCTGAAGCCTGGCGGGATCGCACTGTCCGGCAACGAGACGGTGTTAACCTGTCGGAGCAACGTCTCAGGCCGAACACCTTTCGGTACGAACAAGCCCTGGTATTCATTGGCGATGCTGTGTCGAATCACCTGCTCAGGTGTAAAACCCTGCTGACGGAATTTTTCCAGTTCCCGTATCGCCCCGTTAGCGCCCTGCTCCGTTCGAATCGGTTTTCGCAATGCCTGCCTGAACTGAACCCACTCATGCCAGAGTGTTTCCGGCAACCAGTCAGGCAGCTCGATAGCCTCCGGCTCGAATTTTTTAGACGCTCGTTTTTGGCGAGGGGGATTTAGGGGGAGATCAGTATTTATATCTTCCTCTTCCTCTTCCTCTGGTAACGCTTTTTGATCCGTTTGTGTAACGCTGCCAGCGTTACCTTTTCGTTTCAGTTCGCGTATTTTTGTAACTCGCTCGTTTGTAACCGCCCGTTTTTTAGAGCTTTTCCCGTTATGACGTTCAAAGTTAGGTAGAGAAAGCCCACCGTCATTTTCGACCAGCCATCCAACCTGAATTAACGCATCAGCAAAACCAGCCATAAAAGTGATGCGATCTATTGCACTTTTTGTAACGCCGCGAGCGTTACAATCTGCATTACCGTCTATCATTTGTTGATCCGCCCATGCCCAGAAGCGAATAACCTTCCCTAATGCGGCATCTGGATCAATATTCAGAATCTCAGCAAGCCTGAATATTTCCGGCTTATCCGGCGTAATAACCTCGAGCTTTATCCAGTTTGAAGCCATTTGTTTTCACCTTGTAACGCTCGCAGCGTTACATTTAACTGATACCGAACAAAACAATCCGGCACGATTAATTTCAATCAATGCACTACGACAGAATCGCCGGGCGACCCACCACCGCTGAAATGTGCTTTCCGGTAAACGGCCTGGACTGCATCATCATGCGCATCAATTGCCGTACTCAACGCTTCCTGCGCCGCCAGTAATGCACGGCGTTCCAGGGTATCGAAGATGCAGAGTCGGTGACGCAGCTCGCGCGGAAGAATTGCCAGAACCGCAGGGATCAGTTTCTGAATTTTTTCCCTTTGCGCTTTCGTTTCACCTTTTAACCAACGGTGATAGATGTTCTGCTGATTATTCCAGTCCTTGCCTGGTTCCAGGGGCAATTCGCCGCCTCCCTGGCGCAGATATTCTTCAGTAATTGCACTGGCTACCCATGCCTGCCCTTTTTCAGCTGCCAGGGCTAACAGCACTGATTCGATGTGCTCATGCCTGATTTTCATGAATCAACTCCTGTGTATTTTGTGTGTTAGCCTTACATCCAACAGGTAAACCGTCGGTTGGATTCGGGTAGATATCAGGCCGGAGTTCATGAGGTGTAACCTCGAAATTCGTTACTTCAGCAACACGTAATGCTTTTTCAGGGCTGAATCTTTCATAGCCCCCCAGCACTCGACTTACATGCACCTGAGATAAACCCGTTAGCTTCCCAAACTGTAGCTGGGTGATATGTTTCTCTTTTAAATAGTCTCTTAAGTTCATAGCCAACCTTCTACGTTATGCCTCGAGCAAATATTAGCCCTACTAATTTTAAAGATCAATAGTCAGACTATCTTTGATAATATTGGTAAAACAAATAAACTCTATGTATGAAAAAAACACGCGAAGTGATTGCAACTCCAGAAGCGAGCAAGAATTTAAAAGCCGCATGGAATGCAAGAAAAAAAGAGCTGAAGCTGACTCAAGAGTTGGCGGCTGAGTTGTTGGGATTCGAATCTCAAGGCACCGTTAGCCAGTATCTGAACGGCAAGATACCGGTAAATACCGACGCTGCGCTAAAATTTGCGGCTCTGTTAAAGGTAAAACCAGAGGACATTCGAGAAGACCTTAAAGACTTAATGAATTATGTAAGATCATCAGATACTTATGATGATAGCTTTTCAGGCAAAGGATGGAGGCTGGTCAATGAAGAACAGGCAGAGTTACTTAACCTCTTCGAGATTCTACCTGCGTCAGAAAAAGCCAAACTTCTTAACCAGCTACGTGGACTAAACAAGCTCTATGAGGAAGCCTTCGAGAACATGCTGGCACTAAAGAAACGTAACCAGTAGCCACCACTCACTACCCTATCCACAACAAAAAAACCGACGTCTTAGTCGGTTTTTTTGTGCCATAACTTCTGCAAATCAGCTGTGTAACTAATATTTTTCCCTTGAAAAAACATTTACATAGTTACTAAATCAAAAACATCATACGCCATACTGTTGACTTAAAATATCCGTGTTACTAATATTCCCATCAAGAACAGCACGGCGCTGTAGGTTTTAGTTCCGCCACCCGGCGTTAAGGGGAAATGAGGTCAACATGGATACTATCGATCTTGGCAACAACGAATCTCTGGTATGTGGCGTGTTTCCAAACCAGGACGGCGCGTTCACCGCAATGACGTATACCAAAAGCAAATCGTTTAAAACCGAAGCTGGCGCACGTCGCTGGCTTGCCAGAAATACTTGCTAATCCATTATTTGGATTAATTCAATATTCTCGCTGTAGGGGTATAGCAGAAACCACCAAAGCCCGGAGGTGGTGAAATAAAACCGGGCACAACACGAAGGCGCATTTCCGATATCCATAAAGAGTCGGTCTTGTCTGTTAAATTTAAATGGTGGGAGTGCGCCTCCGGTTGTAAATAACGACATTGCTGTGTGTAGTCTTGGCGGCATCAGTTCTACTCCGTGGCTGCCCTGCCGCCCCTTTTTAAAGTGAATTTTGTGATGCGGTGAATGCGGCTGAGCGCACGCGGCACAGTTAAAAGCATCAGTGTTATGGGTGGATTATCCGGCGTTAATTGTTAACTGGTTAACGTCACCTGGAGGCACCAGGCACCGCATCAACAAAGTTCACTTCAGTGATGAAAGGTGAGAGAAAATGTTGGATGTAGCTATTGAAAACCAGAACGGGTGGAATTATAGTGCACCTGCACCTCATAAAACGGGTGCCGGGATTTGCACCCCGATGATCACTAGAGCGCATAACCGCGCCAAAGCGGTTTTTTTATGCGTAAAGCGCAGCCACATTCAGATTATGGTGGGGCGTATGGGGCCGTTTTCGGGCGGGCCGGATTCTCTAGTGACCGGTAGTGCAAACCCTGTACGTCTCACCACCCATGAGATTTGCACCTCCGGTGGTGAGTTTACCAACTTATCACTAGAGGCTGCCATCATGGCTACTATCCCTACCCTTTCTCACCCTGACGTAACCATCGAAAATGGTCGTGCTGTCACTACGTCTGTTGCAGTTGCAGAGTTTTTCCGCAAGCTGCATAAAAACGTCATTCAAAAAATTGAAGCTCTGGAATGTTCCTCAGAATTCACTGAGCTTAATTTTAAGCCAAGTGAATACACCGACTCAACCGGGCGCAAACTCCCAATGTACCAAATCACCAAAAACGGCTTCGTTTTCCTGGTGATGGGTTTCACTGGCAAAAAAGCCGCTGCATTCAAAGAGGCCTACATCGCTGAGTTCGACCGCATGGAAGCAGAGCTACGCCAGAATAATACCACTCCCACAAACAAAATCATTCCGGGCGATGGGCGCACTCTGGTTGTTCGCTTCGACAAATTCGGCAACGTCGAATTCACTGAAACCGTTCCTGATGGCGCTCTCGTCTGTACCCTGGACACTTTCCGCCTTTATCTGGAGAAACAGGGCTGGACTCTTGTAAACCGAAGCGCAATTAAAAATATGACCGTCGAGCAGTTGCTGAGTATTAAATAGTTTTCTGGAATTTTCTTAATACGAGAAATTTATTAAGGAGATAATTATGATTGCTCATCACTTCGGAACTGATGAAATACCACGTCAGTGTGTGACTCCTGGCGATTATGTTCTTCATGAAGGTCGGACATATATCGCCTCGGCAAACAATATTAAAAAGCGAAAACTTTATATTCGTAGCCTGACTACAAAAACATGCATTTCTGACTGCATGATTAAAGTCTTCCTCGGCCGTGATGGTTTACCTGTAAAGGCGGAGTCATGGTAATGACTAAGAAAATGAAATGTGCTTATCACCTTTGCAATAAAGAAATTGAAGAAAGCAAAATCATTACAAGACCACTTCATTTCATGCGTGGAGTTATACCAACGACGGAAATGAAAAAATATTGTAGTGAAATCTGTGCCGAAAAAGACCAGATGGCACACGAACTTTAATTAACTGACTATCCGAAACTGAATTTATGCCAGCAATGGCAGGGATTCGCTCAACCTTAATTAAGGAGAAAAACATGATTACCAATTATGAAGCCACTGTTGTAACGACCGATGACATTGTTCACGAGGTTAATCTGGAAGGAAAGCGTATTGGCTACGTGACTAAAACAGAAAATAAAGAAACCCCATTCACTGTGGTTGATATCGACGGTCCATCAGGCAACGTAAAAACACTTGATGAAGGTGTCACAAAAATGTGCCTGGTTCACATCGGAAAGAATCTGCCCGCAGAAAAAAAAGCCGAATTTCTGGCAACTCTGATTGCAATGAAATTAGGCGGTGAAATCTGAAAGAAATAGCCTGCGCCATACGCAGGCTATGAACAGTGTGTATCCGGCAAGATCATTCACTGAACAAAACGAATTTTAATCTGAGTTGAGGTTAAAAAACAATGAGCACAAAACCACTCTTCCTGTTACGGAAAGCGAAAAAATCATCCGGTGAACCTGACGTCGTCCTGTGGGCAAGCGACGATTTTGAATCGACCTGTGCCACTCTGGACTACCTGCTCGTTAAGTCAGGTAAAAAACTGAGCAGCTATTTTAAACCTGTTGCCACGAATTTTCCTGTCGTTAATGACCTTCCCCCTGAAGGTGAGATCGATTTTACCTGGAGTGAACGCTATCAACTCAGCAAAGACTCCATGACCTGGGAACTAAAACCGGGAGCAGCGCCAGACGACGTTCACCACCAGGATAATGCTCAAGAAACCAAAGAACTGGCGGGAGGCCAGGAAGAAAACGCGCAGGCAGACGCCCACGAGGATTGCCAGGATTGCGAAGTCTCTGTAGCCACTTTGCGGTTCACACAGCGTCTTCTGCACATTTTTACGTATGCAGCCGGGGATCGGAAATACCTGCATCATGCCACCCGTGAACAACGCAAACACATTACTGCTCTTGAGATGGATCAGGAAAACAGCTATGTCCAGAATCTGCTGTTGGCCATACGCAGCATGGCAGAACCGACAACTCTGGATAATGCCGCCCTGCTCCGCCTGACTGATGCAATTAAGGCAGTGTTCTCTATCACGAAAAAACATCAGCCCTATGAATTTAAGAATTTCATTTCAGCCTGGCTGGATACCGAACACATTGATCGCGGTCTTCTGACAAAAGAATGGCGAAAAGGAAATCGTGTTTCACGCATCACGCGTACGGCTTCCGGCGCTAATGCTGGCGGCGGGAACCTCACCGATCGCGGCGAAGGTTTCGTTCACGATCTGACGTCACTGGCGCGCGACGTAGCCACTGGCGTACTGGCTCGTTCAATGGACGTGGACATTTATAACCTTCATCCGGCACACGCTAAACGTGTCGAGGAAATTATCGCTGAAAATAAACCACCCTTTTCTGTTTTCCGCGACAAATTCATCACCATGCCTGGCGGGCTGGATTATTCCCGCGCCATCGTGGTTGCGTCCGTAAAAGAAGCACCAATTGGGATCGAGGTTATCCCCGCACACGTCACTGAATATCTGAACAAAGTACTGACTGAAACTGATCATGCCAACCCTGATCCAGAAATCGTGGATATTGCCTGCGGTCGTTCCTCTGCCCCGATGCCGCAGCGTGTAACAGAAGAAGAAAAACAGGATGATGAAGAAAAACTGCAACCATCTTGCGCAATGGCAGATGAACAGGCAACGGCTGAAACAGTGGAACCGGATGCAACTGAACATCATCAGGACACGCAGCCGCTGGATGCTCAGTCACAGGTAAATTCTGTTGATGCGAAATATCAGAAACTGCGGGCAGAACTCCATGAAGCCCGGAAAAACATTCCGCCCAAAAATCCTGTCGATGCAGACAAATTACTGGCTGCCTCTCGCGGAGAATTTGTTGAAGGGATTAGCGACCCGAATGATCCGAAATGGGTTAAGGGGATCCAGACCCGCGACTCTATATACCAGAATCAGCCAGAAACGGAACAGAACGACCCAAATACGCAACAAAACGAGCCAGAAACGAAACAGCCTGAGCCAGTAGTGCAACAACAGGAAACGGAGAAAGTTTGCACCGCCTGCGGTAAGGCTGGCGGCGGCAACTGTCCTGACTGTGGCGCGGTAATGGGCGACGCAACGTATCAGAAAACCTTTAATGAAGAAAATCAGAATGAATATCAGGAAAAAGGTCTGGAGGAAATGGAAGGCGCTGAACATCCGCACAATGAGAATGCTGGCAGCGATCCGCATCGCGATTGCAGTGATGAAACTGGCGAAGTCGCAGATCCCGTAATCGTAGAAGACATAGAGCCAGGTATTTATTACGGAATTTCGAATGAGAATTACCACGCAGGTCCCGGTGTCAGTAAGTCTCAGCTCGATGACATTGCTGATACTCCGGCACTGTATTTGTGGCGTAAAAATGCTCCCGTGGACACTACAAAGACAAAAACGCTCGATTTAGGAACCGCTTTCCACTGCCGGGTACTTGAACCGGAAGAATTCAGTAACCGCTTTATCGTAGCACCTGAATTTAACCGCCGTACAAACGCCGGAAAAGAAGAAGAGAAAGCGTTTCTGATGGAATGCGCAAGCACAGGAAAAACGGTTATCACTGCGGAAGAAGGCCGGAAAATTGAACTCATGTATCAAAGCGTTATGGCTTTGCCGCTGGGGCAATGGCTTGTTGAAAGCGCCGGACACGCTGAATCATCAATTTACTGGGAAGATCCGGAAACAGGAATTTTGTGTCGGTGCCGTCCGGACAAAATTATTCCTGAATTTCACTGGATCATGGACGTGAAAACCACAGCGGATATTCAACGATTCAAAACGGCTTATTACGACTACCGCTATCACGTTCAGGATGCATTCTACAGTGACGGTTATGAAGCACAGTTTGGCGTGCAGCCAACTTTCGTTTTTCTGGTTGCCAGCACAACTGTTGAATGCGGACGTTATCCGGTTGAGATTTTCATGATGGGCGAAGAAGCAAAACTGGCAGGCCAGCAGGAATATCACCGCAATCTGCGGACCCTGGCTGACTGCCTAAATACCGATGAATGGCCAGCTATTAAGACGTTATCACTGCCCCGCTGGGCTAAGGAGTATGCAAATGATTAAGCAACCACCTATCGCAAAAGCCGATCTGCAAAAAACTCAGGGAAACCGTGCACCAGCAGCAGTTAACGATAAGGATGTGCTGTGCGTGATTAACAGCCCGGCAATGAAAGCGCAACTGGCAGCAGCTCTGCCACGTCACATGACAGCGGAACGCATGATCCGCATTGCTACAACAGAAATCCGTAAAGTACCGGAACTAAGAAACTGTGACTCGACGAGTTTTATCGGTGCCATCGTACAGTGTTCACAGCTCGGACTTGAGCCAGGTTGCGCCCTCGGTCATGCATATTTACTGCCTTTTGGTAATAAAAACGAAAAGAGCGGTAAAAAGAACGTTCAGCTAATCATTGGCTATCGCGGCATGATTGATCTGGCTCGCCGTTCTGGTCAAATCGCCAGCCTGTCAGCCCGTGTTGTCCGTGAAGGTGACGAGTTTAGCTTCGAATTTGGCCTTGATGAAAAGTTAATACACCGCCCGGGAGAAAACGAAGATGCCCCGGTTACCCACGTCTATGCTGTCGCAAGACTGAAAGACGGAGGTACTCAGTTTGAAGTTATGACGCGCAAACAGATTGAGCTGGTGCGCAGCCTGAGTAAAGCTGGTAATAACGGGCCGTGGGTAACTCACTGGGAAGAAATGGCAAAGAAAACGGCTATTCGTCGCCTGTTCAAATATCTGCCCGTATCAATTGAGATCCAGCGTGCAGTATCAATGGATGAAAAGGAACCACTGACAATCGATCCTGCAGATTCCTCTGTATTAACCGGGGAATACAGTGTAATCGATAATTCAGAGGAATAATTCAGCCTGGCGGTGTAATGCACCGCCAACTTGAAATATTTTTTATGAGAAAAATTATGAGATATGACAATGTTAAACCATGTCCATTTTGTGGTTGTCCATCAGTAACGGTGAAAGCCATTTCAGGATATTACCGAGCGAAGTGTAACGGATGCGAATCCCGAACCGGTTATGGTGGAAGTGAAAAAGAAGCACTCGAAAGATGGAATAAACGAACCACTGGAAATAATAATGGAGGTGTTCATGTATAAAATTACCGCCACTATTGAAAAGGAAGGTGGCACTCCTACTAACTGGACAAGATATTCAAAATCTAAACTAACGAAATCAGAATGCGAAAAAATGCTCTCAGGTAAAAAAGAAGCAGGCGTTTCCAGAGAGCAGAAAGTAAAACTGATAAATTTTAATTGCGAGAAACTTCAGTCCTCGAGAATTGCATTGTATTCAAATTAAAACTTCATAGCTGATTATTAATAATCAACATCGGGCGTCAATTTCAGTCTAACATTGGCGCCTGCCAGAGGTGATGCGATGGCACAAGTAATCTTTAATGAAGAGTGGATGGTTGAATACGGCCTGATGCTTCGCACTGGTCTGGGGGCCAGACAAATTGAAGCATACCGCCAGAACTGTTGGGTGGAGGGCTTCCACTTCAAACGAGTATCTCCTTTAGGTAAGCCAGACAGCAAACGAGGGATTATCTGGTACAACTATCCAAAGATAAATCAGTTTATCAAAGACTCATGATATGTCTAAATTACCAACAGGTGTCGAGATTAGAGGTAGATACATTCGCATCTGGTTCATGTTTCGAGGAAAACGATGTCGGGAAACATTAAAAGGCTGGGAGATTACAAACAGTAATATTAAAAAGGCCGGAAATTTAAGAGCGCTGATAGTTCATGAAATAAACTCCGGTGAATTTGAGTATTTAAGACGTTTTCCCCAGTCCAGCACTGGGGCAAAAATGGTGACAACGAGAGTCATAAAAACGTTCGGAGAGCTTTGTGATATCTGGACAAAAATTAAAGAGACAGAGTTAACAACAAACACAATGAAGAAAACAAAATCACAATTAAAAACACTCAGAATAATAATTTGTGAAAGTACCCCGATATCACATATTCGTTATAGCGATATCTTAAACTACCGGAATGAACTGCTGCATGGAGAAACGCTTTACCTGGATAATCCAAGATCCAACAAAAAAGGAAGAACCGTGCGCACAGTTGATAACTATATCGCCCTGCTCTGTTCGCTGTTGCGTTTTGCGTATCAGTCGGGATTTATATCAACCAAACCATTTGAAGGAGTAAAAAAATTACAGCGAAACAGAATAAAGCCTGATCCGTTATCTAAAACAGAATTCAATGCATTAATGGAAAGTGAAAAAGGACAGAGCCAGAACTTGTGGAAATTTGCCGTTTACTCAGGACTTCGTCACGGGGAACTGGCAGCTCTGGCGTGGGAGGATGTGGATCTCGAAAAGGGAATAGTGAATGTCAGAAGAAACCTGACGATACTTGATATGTTCGGTCCCCCAAAAACAAATGCCGGGATCCGGACAGTAACACTACTGCAGCCTGCTCTTGAAGCACTGAAGGAGCAATACAAACTGACCGGGCATCATCGCAAAAGCGAAATCACCTTTTACCATCGGGAGTACGGCAGAACCGAAAAGCAAAAACTGCATTTTGTTTTCATGCCCAGGGTGTGTAACGGAAAACAAAAACCTTATTACTCGGTAAGCAGTTTGGGGGCAAGGTGGAATGCAGCAGTAAAACGTGCTGGTATTCGCCGTCGTAATCCGTACCATACGCGGCATACTTTTGCCTGCTGGCTGTTGACGGCAGGAGCGAACCCGGCATTTATAGCCAGCCAAATGGGGCATGAAACTGCGCAGATGGTGTATGAAATTTACGGTATGTGGATTGATGACATGAACGACGAACAGATAGCCATGTTGAATGCGCGGTTATCGTAG